GAAGTCACTGGGCTGATACACACTAAGTTGGAAAATCAAAGGAGACCCAACATGAGAACACAAATAGCACTTAAAGACGTAACGCTCTACTGGGCTAACTTACGTCAGCGTAACGATATGTCAGGCAAGTATCAAGTTGACTTGTGCAACCTTAACGAGAAGCAGAAGGAGGCGTTAGAGGACGCTGGTATCTCTGTTCGCAACAAAGGTGATGACCGTGGTGACTTTGTTACTGCCAAGTCTAAGAACTTTGAGATCATTGCTTTTGACAAAGACGGCTTGGAGATTTCAGAGAACGTCTTAATAGGCAACGGAACAAAAGCTAACGTGATTACTGAGACCTACGAGTGGTCACACGCCCCTACAAAGCGTTCAGGCGTTAGTCTCGGTATCAAGATCGGTGGACTAGTAGTCACTGGCATGAACGAGTACAAGCCAACTGCTGACGCTTCCTTTGAAGACCTTGAGGAAGCCTTGTGATCGCATTGATTGATGGTGACATCCTCACGTACCGCATAGGATTTGCGTACAACGAGGAAGGGTTTGCTCTCGCTAGGCATATGCTTGGCGAGACAATCCAAACCATCTGTGAGGAATTAAAGACAGAAGACTTTGAGTTGTTCATCACTGGTAAAACTAACTTTAGAAACGACTATGCAGTTACTGAGCCTTACAAGGGCAACCGTAAAGGCGACAAGCCTGTACACTATCAAGAACTGCGAGACTATATGCTAGAGATTGGTGCTGTACTAGTTGAGGAACAAGAGGCTGACGATGCCATAGCAATACGCGCTACTGAGCTAGGTGATCTTTGTTTCATGGTCAGCATTGACAAGGACTTTGACCAGCTAAGGGGGTGGCATTATAACTTTGTCAAGAAGCAGCAGTATTATATCAGTCAAACACAAGGCACTCTCAACTTTTATATGCAGTTTCTTACTGGTGACCGTATTGACAACATCATTGGTGTTAAGGGAATCGGTGCTGTTAAAGCCAAGAAGTTATTGGAAGGCAAGACAGAGCGAGAGATGTATGAAATCTGTGTTGAGAAACTGGGTAGTGAAGAGAGAGCAATAGAGAATGGTATCTTATTGTGGCTAAGACGACATGAAGGGCAGATATGGACACCACCAGCCAAGGAAGAAGTCAATGACAAAGAGAACAAGGAAGAACATTCCGAAGGGCTTTGACAGTTGGTTAGAATATGATCTGTCAAAGGAGCTACGACAATGTAAGTTTCACACAGAGAAGATACCATATATACAACGCAAGACATACGAGCCTGACTTTATATTCTATGATGAAGAAGAGGAGCTACTCACTTACATAGAAGTGAAGGGGAGGTTCAGAGATAGGGCAGAGGCTAAGAAGTATGTTGACATTAGAGATTCTCTTACACGTAATATTGATCTTGAGTGCGCTTATGAACTTGTATTCATATTCCAGAATCCGAGAACTGCAATGCCTTTTGCTAGAAAGAGAGCAGACGGCACTAAGTTTACGATGGCGGAATGGGCAGATAAGAACGGTTTCACTTATTACACCCCACAAAGTTTACCAAACAAGTGGAGATTTAAAAGATGATAACACTAAAACCGAATGATGCTCAGCTTGAATTTGCAAAGAAGCAAAGCGCTGCTCTTCCAATTCGCAACACAAGTTATCACATAGTACCAGAGGGTAGAAACTATGTTGGCTTCGTAGGTGAGAAGGCTGTTGCAGACTTGATAGCCTGTGATCACTCTCCGTCATACGAGTATGATCTTATACTAAAAGACGGCAGGACAGTAGACTGTAAAACGTTTTCAAATAAGTATTACCCAAAAGATAACTTTGAATGTCACGTAATGAAGAAGCGTAAGCAACAGAGCTGTGACATTTATCTGTTCTCAAGTTACAACAGAGAAAAAAATATACTACACCTGTGCGGTTATATGCCTAGAGATGAGTTTTATAGTAAAGCTAAGCAAATAAAAAAGGGAGACAATTCGGACATAAACAATATAAAGTATAGAGCAGACGGCTATATAATAAAAGTTGGTGAGCTATACCCTATAGAGGATTTGTTATGAAACACATGGTAATACCTGATACGCAGGTTAAGCCTGACAGCGACTACTCTCACATGGCGTGGGCTGGTCACTACGCAGCAGAGAAGAAGCCTGACGTAATTGTCCACTTAGGTGACCACTGGGATATGCCAAGTCTGTCAAGCTATGATGTAGGCAAGAAGAGCTTTGAAGGTAGACGATATACTAAAGATATTGAGTCAGGTATTGATGCCATGCTAGCGTTTCTTGCTCCAATCAGAGCAGAGCGTGAGCGCCTACGTATCAACAAGAAGAAGCTGTGGCGACCTAAGATGGTGTTCTTGCTTGGTAACCATGAGAACCGTATTGAGAGAGCTATAGAGTCTGATGCAAAGCTAGAGGGCTTGATGAGTTTTGATGATCTTATGTTGCCTGAGATGGGCTGGGAAGTCGTACCCTTTCTACAGCCTAAGGTGATTGATGGTGTTGTGTACTGTCACTACTTCTGCTCAGGTGTTATGGGTAGACCTGTCACTAATGCAAAGCTGTTGCTACAGAAGAAGATGATGTCGTGTGTGCAGGGTCATGTGCAAGACCGTGACATAGCCTATGCCAGACGCGCAGACGGTAAGAACATTACTGGATTGTTTGCTGGTATTTATTACCAACACGATGAAGAGTATCTAAACCCACAAACCAATGGGAGTTGGTCAGGTATCTGGATGCTTAATGAAGTTGATGACGGTAGTTTTGATGAGCTTCCTGTATCAATAAACTATCTGCGTAATCGGTATGGTAAGGATATGTCATGACATTCAAAGACCTGTGTGATAAGCTGAAGCAGTTGCCTGAGATTGATTTGCTAGAGGTACTGGAGATTAGTTCTGAGGATTTAGTAGATCGCTTTGAAGACTTCGTTGAGCAGAAACGTGACTACCTTGAAGATGAATTAGAAGTAGAGGATATATATAATGACGATGAAATTGAATGACGCAACACCACAGCAGTGGGATGCAGTAAGTAAACCACAGCACTACAATACAGGCGGTATTGAGGCTATTGATTATATCAAGCAGCAACTCGGTGATGGCTTCGTTGAGTACTGTGAAGGCAACACTTTGAAGTATCTTCACCGCTGGCGCTACAAGGAACACCCAGTGCAGGATTTACGTAAAGCTCGTTGGTATCTTGACAAGATGATTGAGGCTGTAGAGGAGTGGCGGTGATGGACTTTAACGAATACCAAATGCTAGCTGAGCAGACAGCCATCTACGACAACGATTTCTACCCTGTTGCTTCACTGATGGTAGAGGCAGCAGAGCTAGCTGACTTGTTTGTAAAGCCTGTGCTACGTGGTGACGCTGTAGACGTTGACCGTACCAAGCTAGTGAGTGAGGCTGGTGATGTGCTTTGGAATCTGGCAGTGTTGCTGAAGCGAAACAACATTAAGCTAGAGGACGTTGCAGTCTTTAACATTGAGAAGCTGAAGTCTCGTATGGCGCGTGGTGTCATACAAGGTAGTGGTGGAGATCGTTAAGCGCAACGCATGAGTTGCCTGAGCAACTTATAAGGTGCATAAAAGTGGGATATATAGGCTAATATGGCGCATAAAGTGTCCATAAAGTCCCAGTTTTTGGACATTAGAATGTCTATATGTCCATAAAGTCCCTGTTTTTGGACACAAGTAAACACAAAAAACGAATACTGACACAACAGGATAGACGAATGGAGAGTGATGATTGAAGTAAACAAGCGCAAAGCAGTATTCTCAGAGCTTGAGGGGTACTGTAGTTATGCAGGTGACAACGACTTTATGGAAGTAACCCAGTGGAGCAATGGCGAAGGCTATGATATCTGCATTGATCGCAAGACTGGGAGAGATAAGTTTAGTCTGACATTTGGTGAGTTTGACCTATTGACTGTGCTAATGCACTGGAAAGGGTGAGTGATGAAAAAGCGTGAGGTGCTTTGGTACTTGACAGTCACTGTACTCTGTAGTACAATGATACATTATGGCATAACCAATGGAGTATGGGGATGAAAGTAGTAGACGGCAAGTTCGGAAAGAAAGAGGAAGAGGAGCGCTCACTAGTAGACAAGCTAGCTTACGCTACTGGAGAGATGGTAGAGTCTCATGAAAAGAAAGGTAGGTTTGTTTTAATCACAGAGGATGAAGAAGGAACAGCACAGATAGCTACTGATATGTCACTTGCTGAGGTGTTTCTAATCCTTGACATAATCAAGTACTCACTGCTAGCAAACCCAGAAGAAACAACAATACACTAAGGAAACATAATGGATAGTTATCAAGAATACATTCACAAGTCACGCTACGCACGTTACATCCCAGATCAGCAGAGACGAGAGAGCTGGGAAGAGACTGTAACGCGCTACTGTGATTACTTTAAGAATCGTGGTCAGCTCAAGGGTCAGGACTACGATGACGTTTTTAATGCAATAGTGAACTTAGAAGTCATGCCTAGCATGAGAGCATTAATGACAGCAGGTAAGGCACTAGACCGTGACAACGTAGCAGGGTTTAACTGTAGCTATATGCCTATAGATCACCCTCGTGCCTTTGATGAAATGATGTATATACTTATGTGTGGTACTGGTGTTGGTTTTTCTGTAGAGCGTCAGTACGTATCTAAACTACCAGTAGTCTCGGAGGATTTCCATGCAACAGAAACAACAATCACAGTCATTGACAGCAAGATTGGATGGGCAAAGGCTTATAGAGAACTTGTCAGCTTACTTTACAGCGGTCAGTTACCGTCTTGGG